TTCAATTAGTTGCTTATGGTGCTCAGGATGTTTATTTAACTGGTAATCCTCAAATTACCTTTTTCAAAGTAGTTTATCGTCGTCATACTAACTTCGCTATTGAAGCCATTCAACAAACTTTTAACGGTAATGCGGGATACGGAAATACAGTAACTTGCCAAATATCCCGTAATGGTGATTTAATAAATCGCATGTATTTACAAGTTGATGTACCTAAAAGAAAATCTACCGCCTCTACTACAGGAAGTACCTATCAAAATTATCTAGGTCTGCGTTTAATTAAATCAGTTGTTATAGAAATTGGTGGACAACAAATAGATAAACATTATTCTGACTGGCTTTACATCTGGAATGAGTTATCTCTTCCCATGGGCAAACGCTACGCATACGATACTATGGTTGGTGCTGATAAAGATATATTAAATGGCGGTACTGTTAATAATGATGTAACAGCGACCACTTTATATATTCCTTTTGAATTCTGGTTTTGTCGCAATGTAGGTCTCGCTCTTCCTTTAATAGCCCTCCAATATCACGAAGTAAAAGTAAAAATAGATTTTGAAACTAAAGCCAATTGTGTAACTGCTATTGCCGATTTTGATGATGTTAAAAATATATCTTTATGGGCTGATTATATATTCTTAGATACCGATGAACGCCGAAGATTCGCTCAATTATCTCACGAGTATTTAATTGAACAATTACAATTTACTGGAACTGAAACTCTTGTAGCAGGTACTAATCGCATTAAATTAAATTTCAATCATCCTTGCAAAGAATTAATCTGGGTTGCTAAAATACCGCAAGATCTCAATAAAACCAGATGGTATGATTATACTAATACTAATCTTGCTGAAGTTGATAATTCACCATCTTTAGGATATAACGGAAGTTCTAAAGTTGGAGGCCAATATACCTCAAACTACTTAGTAATATCTGATATTAAACCTGCTTCAAATGTCAACCCCTTCAAAAATGCTATACTTCAATTAAATGGCAATGATCGTTTCGCGGTAAGAGAAGGTGATTATTTTAATTATGTTCAACCCTTCCAACATCACACTAATGTTCCTGTACATAATTCAATCAATGTATACTCGTTTGCTCTTAAACCCGAAGATCATCAACCAAGTGGCACTCTAAATATGTCTCGTATTGATACCGCTACTCTCATGGTTACAGCGGGTGCTAGAGATACTGGTTTAACATACGAAGGAGTAAATATATATGCTGTCAATTACAATGTTCTACGTATATTATCTGGAATGGGTGGCCTTGCTTATTCCAATTAAAAAAATAATAATTATAATAATTTGTGTTATATATTTCCCTTTTTTTTTTCTCCTCTAATAGTATAAAGAATATAGCGTAAATGGGTGGTGGTCTTCTTCAATTAGTTGCTTATGGTGCTCAGGATGTTTATTTAACTGGTAATCCTCAAATTACCTTTTTCAAAGTAGTTTATCGTCGTCATACTAACTTCGCTATTGAAGCCATTCAACAAACTTTTAACGGAACTCCCAATTTTGGCAATCGCGTAACTTGCCAAATATCAAGAAATGGCGATTTAATACATCGTGTATATTTAGCGGTTGTTAATTATTCATCTGGAAATAATGTATGTCCTTATTTTGGTCTTCGTTTAATAAATTATGTAGAAATTGAAATAGGTGGTCAAAAAATAGATAAACATTATTCTCATTGGATGTATGTATGGAATGAACTTTCTTTACCCGTTTCAAAGAAAGATGCCTACAAAAAAATGGTTGGTGCTAACGATAAACTAGCGTCTTTAACTAATGCTAATCTATATATCCCTTTAGAGTTCTGGTTCTGCCGTAATGTTGGCCTTGCTCTCCCTTTAATCGCCTTACAATATCATGAAGTAAAAATAAACATTTTATTTGAAACTAAAGATAATTGCCGCGGTAATACAAATGAACTTCTCGATTTAACTTCAACTACTTTGTGGGTTGATTACATATTCTTAGATACTGATGAACGCCGAAGATTCGCTCAATTATCTCACGAATATTTAATAGAACAATTACAATTTACTGGAACTGAAAGTATTAATGATTCTGCTACTAGCATAAAACCTAAACTTTCTTTCAATCACCCCTGCAAAGAATTAGTATGGTTCTGTGCTTCAAGCCACTCAGCCACTAAAGCAACTATTAATAATAACTGGGTTAACTATTCAACAGGTAATAATGGATATGCCGCAGATAATTCTGAATTATTCAAAGAGACAAGTGCAATAACTTCTACCAATCCTATAAAAACTGCTAAACTCGTATTAAATGGAAATGACCGTTTCTCCGCAAGACCTGGCTCTTATTTTAATTTAATACAACCGTTTCAGCACCACGAAAATATACCTTCAAATTCGGGTATTAACGTTTATTCATTCGCTCTAAAACCTGAAGAACATCAACCTAGTGGCACTCTTAACATGTCTCGTATTGATACCGCTGTTCTCAATTTAGATGTTACTTCGAGTATGACTGGCTCGAAAAATCTTCATGTATATGCTGTAAATTATAACGTTCTTCGCATACTTTCGGGTATGGGTGGTTTAGCATATTCAAATTAAATTATATTATTTATATATGTTGTTAAATTGCTATAAAGTTTCTTTTTTTTTTCTCCTCTAATAGTATAAAGAATATAGCGTAAATGGGTGGTGGTCTTCTTCAATTAGTTGCTTATGGTGCTCAGGATGTTTATTTAACTGGTAATCCTCAAATTACCTTTTTCAAAGTAGTTTATCGTCGTCATACTAACTTCGCTATTGAAGCCATTCAACAAACTGCCTCGGGAAGTAATTCTCTAGGTTCACGTGCCACTTATCAAATAACTCGCAATGGCGATTTAATACATAGAGTATATTTTTACGGAAAATTAAAAAATACTTCTGGTAGCAAAAAAGTAGCCTTAGTTCCTAATGTTGGCCAAAAATTATTAAAAACTGTTGAATTAGAAATCGGTGGACAACGTATAGATAAACATTATTCTGAGTGGCTTTATATATGGAATGAACTTTCGCTACCCTATGGCAAACGTGAAGGCTATTATAAAATGATTGGTGCTAATAAAGAAAATTGCTGCACACAATTAGCACACACTACCAATAACTCTTATGAATTATATGTACCTTTAGAATTCTGGTTTTGTCGCAATGTTGGTCTCGCTCTCCCTTTAATCGCATTACAATATCACGAAGTTAAAATTAATATTGAATATGAAACTGCGGATAATTTATGCGATGTTAGTGATACCAACTATTGTATTGAAAATGATGTTGCTGGTGGTTCAGCAAATGTAACTGCTAATTTTGATAAAACTTTAACATTAGACGAACCTACCTTATGGGTTGATTATATATTCTTAGATACCGATGAACGCCGAAGATTCGCCCAATTATCCCACGAATATTTAATTGAGCAATTACAATTTACTGGAACAGATACTATAACTTCTTCGGGTGCTAACGCGGATTCAATGAAAAGCATGCGTATGAATTTCAATCATCCCTGCAAAGAACTCGTATGGGCTATCAAAAGATCTGACCAATCAACTGTATATTGGAATAACTTTTCTACCGCAGAAAAAGATGAAAATGCTGGAGCAGGCACTGATGTTACCTTCAACAACTATATAGTTTCTAGCAATCCCGTAATGCAAGCAAAAATAATGCTTAACGGCAATGATCGTTTCGCAACAAGACAAGGCGAATATTTCTCTCTTGTTCAACCTTATGAACATCATGAAAATACTCCTGACATGTACCACAAGGGCATCAATGTTTATTCGTTTGCTCTAAAACCTGAAGAACATCAACCAAGTGGCACTTTAAATATGTCTCGTATTGATACCGCCGTTCTATCTCTATCTTCTAAAATGGCGGGTACTATATATATATTTGCTGTTAACTATAACGTTCTACGTATATTATCTGGCATGGGTGGTCTCGCCTATTCCAATTAAATATGATATCTATGATAGCCATAATACAATTTTTTCGTTTTTTAATTTATAATTATTATCAATAGATAATATTATATTATATAAAACTTTTGATATTTGTATTGATGTCTTATGGATATCGTTATTTGACCAATTATTTTTATTTTTTTCATTAAAATAATATGAAATAATATCTTCCAAATAAGGCAAGCATCCTTTATTCATCGAATTGGTATATTTATACGCATTTATTTTATATCTCATATACAAACTTTCTTTATCTGTAAGACTTTTGTAGTAGTTTGTAAAACTTTTCTTAATCTTATTTAGTGTTTTCTTATA